CTACCGCCTTAGCGATAACCGTCTCTTGTCCCAGCGAGACGGCAGCAGAAACCCCTGAAACAAGAACAAGTGCCTTGGCCGCAACGGTTGCCGTTCCCACAGCGCCTGTGGCAGAAGCCCCTGTCGGGGTGACTACCGCCTTAGCGATAACCGTCTCTTGTCCCAGCGAACCGGTTGCGGAAACTCCCGTGACGGGAACAACCGCTTTAGCGATAACCGTCTCGTTGCCAAGTTGACCCGTGGCAGAAACACCCGTTACAAGCGTGAGGGCCTTAGCAACAACAGTAACAGAGCCCACAGCACCGGTCGCAGAAACGCCGGTAGGTGCGACAACCGCCTTAGCAATGACGGTTTCTTGTCCTAGCGCACTTGTAGCAGAAACTCCCGTGACGGGAACAACCGCCTTGGCCACGACCGTGGCCGTTCCTGTAGCGCCGGTCGCGGAAACACCGGTTGGCGTAACCACCGCCTTAGCAATGACAACCTCATTGCCAAGAGACGTTGTTGCCGAGACCCCGGTTACCGAGACATCAACATTAATGCGGATCTGGCCTGAATCAGCAAATGCTGCTTCAGCAAATGAGGCCAGACCTAACATGGTTTACAACACCAGCCAGGTGGATCCCGAAGGGACCGTGACAGAAACCCCTGAATCGACCGAAATAGGCCCTACAGAAAGCGCATTGCTTCCCGATGTGATACTCGATGAGTAATCAATCGTCTGTGTATTTTCCACATACCCACGTGAACCGATTACGGCACGCGATGCGGGTAGCGTGGCAAACACAAACTTGCTGCCTGCAGAGAAATTGACCGCAGAACCCGAGTTTGAAGACGAGAAAATGGTGTCACGGCTCAGCGTCGTGCCTGATGCTGTGTACGTGCCAATCCCTACCTCCCACTCATTCAGCGATTCGTGCTGAATGGTGTAATAGGTACTGTTTCCGTCACCAATTCCAGAAAACGCCTGAAACCCGGTTTCGGCACCCGCAAGCGTAATAGTGCCGGTGCCCGTGGTAGTGGACGTTTCCTTGACTCGATCAGCAAGGACCAAGGCCATTTAAGGCTCCTTATGCGATTCTGATGATCGCGTTAGAAGCGTCAGCAGCGGGAAACTGGATCGTGAAGTCACCGTTGGTAGAGGTCTTATCCCCACCGAACGCCAGTACCGCTACTGCCGGATCACCTGCCGCATCTTCGTTATAGATCAACGCGCCGTTTGCGGTGATCGTCGCAGAAGACCACGTGGTATCAGCGAAATCGGTGTATGCAGTAATGCTTGAGCTAGTCGGAGTGACGTTGGTCAAGGTATTGCCCTTAGCGGTGTAGCCAGTACCAGAAACTTCGTTAGTCGCTGAATACGCGGTGGTCGTAGCATCCAAAGTCGCTGAGCTGGTGTACAGCGCGATCTTGAAGGTACTGCCGGTGCTGTTGGTGAAGTCGTGAATGCCCTTGAGCAGCTCAACCTTAAAAGATGTGCACATTGCCTGTGAGATTGCCATCAGAGTCTCCTAATCATTTCAGAAAGGCTTTTCTGGCCCGCCGCGTCTAAGGCTGCACAGACCGTGGTTCTGTCGCTCCGTGCCGCTTGAGTCAGATAGTGAATCAATACGGAACGAATACGCTCCCTAAACGCGTGAGCCTGCTCACGCACTATTGGATCGGCGTTATCTGACACCGACACAATTTTATTTAGAGCCTGTTCAGCAAGCTCTTCGGGGGTGAACCCCCGGTTGTTCGTGGTCTCAACCGTTACCTGAAACGGCTGCAGATCAACTTGTACTCCAAACACCCCTTACCTCCCCATTTGACCAAAGACAGGGCCAGGTGATTCCGACTTGACCGGAAGCCGTACCATGCCGTCACGGTATTCATCACGACGACGACGGCCCTGCTGTTCGATGCCCAAGGACTGCACAGCTTGTTGGTAACTGTTCTCAAAAAACTGCAGCATTTCCAAGGGACCCTTGGTGTAACTATACGCTTGAACGAGGCACGCATACAGCAGTGCTTCTGGAGCGTTCTTACTGATCCATGTCTCGGTATTGGACGAGGAGAGCTGTGTAGGACGTGCGATATATCCGAGCTGGACCACATACGCATCATCAGGAGTCGGAGCAATATAGAAAGTACCGTCATTCCACACAGAATAGTACTTAGGCTCTCCTGTTTGCGTGTAGTCAGGCCAGTATTCCTTCATGAAAGAAGTATCCCGGAAATCCAGCATTTTCTGATCCCCGTTTGAATCGGTGATCATGATGTAACGATGCGTCAGCAAATCAGACGGGGCCAACAAAAACCGGTTACCCGTGGTCATTGCCGCGGTAGACTCGATCTTAAACACATCCAGATCAATGTCCCGTAGTAGCCGGTTTTCCGCCATCGTGATGAAGGTGTCAATGACTGCACTGGAAAAGACGTTGCTGTCTACCTCAGTGTAGTTACGAATGGCCGTTACGATGTCGTTGTAAGTCATTAGACAAGTACCGTTACAGTGCCTAGCCGGGCCTTAGCCAGGATAGGCGGGGGAACAGGGGCAGGCTGCATCCCTACACTTTGAAAAGTAGCATCGCCTGTACCGCCGACCGGAACCGTCATAGGCTCGATGCGATCGGGCCGCGGATCCTGCAGTGCAATGGCGTCTGCGGTGTAGTGCAGCGGGTAAAGCTGCGGTTCTTTAGGCTCATAGTCACGAGAACAGACCATGAACCCCTTCCAATTCTTCTTTAGATCGGTCAGGCGGTACCGCTGGCCACAGATGTCGCAGAGGCCGTAAGCGTATTTACCTGCCGCAAAAGCCATGGTCAGTACCCTACGTCGGGCGTAATCCGAACGCTGGCAGTATCACGGTCTTCTAGTGCAGCGCGAGTAAAGTCTTCCTCGTACACCTGTTTTAGCAAACCAATGCGGTCTGGGGCATATTTCAGCGCCAGTTGATAGGCCAAACCGGACACCAAACAAGGCAAAAAGCGGAAGTTAATGTCCGCCGTGTTGGTGTAATTGCCACTATCTTGAATCCGACGGATGCGGTAATACACGAGCGTGTATGCGCCGTCTGCGGCGGGATATACGTATGCCGTAGGCGTGCTGGAGCGCTCGACGTAAATCTGCGAAGGGCGGCCCTGAACGTTCTTGTTTGGAAGATTCAGGTATTCTTCGCGACTGATCCGATCGATCGTTACATCTTGTTGAGACGTGCCGGTTCCGGTACGGATCACCGCAGACAGGACATTGACGGTGTCATTGCCGAGTAAGGCACTATTGTCGCCCGCGGTCAAAGACTTAGTCCCCTGCTCGATCGTCCAAAGATTCAAGCCACGATTGGCCCAGTCCAAGAACAACAGATTCAACGAGCGACGCGCAGAGGCCATCTGGTGCCCTGCAGTCATGCGCATGCCGCACCGCTCGAAGGCCTCCTCAATAAGGTCGTCGATCGACAAATCAAATGCGGTTGTCCCTGAAGTGGCCATGTCTTACTTCTTGCAGCCCTTCTTCGCCATGCCGCCCTTGCGGTACTTGCTTACACAGCCGCCTTTCTTCATGAACACCGGGCCGGTAGTCTGCTTCTTGGCTTTGCCCATGTTGAAATTGCCGCCGCGCTTTGCAGCGCCCATTCCACGTGCTTTCATGTTACCTCCTTAGTTTTTGCTAACTTCAAGGATGATCGTATAGGTATCGCCCAACGTGTGATTGCGAGTGGTAAACAGGATATCGCCAGTTACACCCGTACCTGCATTGTTCTGAATGCCGCCAAAACTGCGGAAGTCCATGTGGTCCGTCATACCTGCCGGGGCGGTGAACGCCAGCACATTCGCGGTAGCGTCAAACAGGATGTCTACGGACATGCCGTCCGTAGTAAACCAGCCCTGCATGATTTTGACCTTGGATGGAGATCCGGACAGCGTAGAAACGTCTACCTTGACCACAGCGGATTCGCCGTCGCCGCCACTGACGTTGGTGAACTTCAGGACCGCGGTTTTAGGACCATCGACCAGAACCTGCGTGGTTACTGTATCTGCTGCCATTTTTAATCCTCTTTCAAAGGCCCCGAAGGGCTACAAATAAAGGCCAATGGCCGATTAGGCTACAGCGACGCCGGTGTATACATCGATCCAGCTGGTGCCGTTAGAGAAACAGAT